TTGCCATTGTTTGCCTAATTCTACCCAAGCAGAAGCTTGACCTCGAAGCTGTGATTGCTCTAGCCCTAGTAGCTGCCGCTACCTTTGCAATCCTTGATTTATTCGCACCCACCCTATCTGGTCCCGCACAACTAGGTGCAGGTCTCGGCATTGGCTGGCACATGACTTCAATGTAATTGTTATTTTTACATAAAATTTATTTCAAAAAATTAATATTAATTGTTTTCTATGAAACTTATAGGTAATAAAAATAATTTAAGAATATCAAATACCAATAAGTAGTAAATACAATGTATAAATATATCCTTTAACCGGTTTTGAATTTTTAAAAAAATCCAAAACGGTTATGCGGATCGCAGCAACGTTTATTTTCGATTAATAGTGTTGTAAATCTCATATTCAATCTGCAAATTAGGATCGGCATCAGGATGTACGTTCTCTAGCAGACAAATCACACTGTTTCCATACTTAACACCTAACGCATTGCAATTGAAACTAATCCATTTTGCTTTGGCACATACCGGATTGTGTGCAGCTGTCATCATTACTTCTTGTAATCTATCACGGAAACCTAATGCTCTATATTCTACTAGATTTCTATTGGCATTACTATTAAATTCTTTTGTAGTAACTAAAACAATATCATCAGCACATCCGATTTGTTTAGTGAAATATAGCCCATTACTAGGTGGTAGATTATTTTTGATTAAGGTTGGGATAAATTGAATCTGATTATAGAATGGATCATATGGCAATTTGGAAATAAGGCGAAAACTATCCATATCTAGCTTTGGTATAGAAGTGCTTGCTCGCCGAAACAAAGAACGTAAAATTTCAAAAGACATTAGCTTTATTGATTTCTAAATGGTAGTAGTTGTTATTTATTATTAAATTATATATGATTTTATATTCTTTTTATTTTTTATTTTTATCTAGATGATAATATATTTTTGCTGATTTGCTGAAATACAGAATTTAATTTATTTTGCATTAACAGCATTATACTTGGTCCAAGCAATCCAGCCTTGATACCCAATAACACCAATACCTAGGATGATTAGCAACTGCCACATAAATTGCGGAAAATTGGGATGGTCGTGATATAGACCAATGGCAATTAGCAAGGGTCCAACAAATAAGACGTGAAAAAGATTAATTGAGTAAATTGCCATTATAGAAATATTGAAATCTTGGAATATATATCTAGAATGTATATCTAGAATATTGGAAGAAATAAAAAGCAAGATAAATAATCAAAATATATTCTAGAACGATATAGATATTAGAAAGTAATATTGGAAATAATACCTGGAAATAATACCAATACCACTAGAGATGACTACTCTTAATTTTCCAATGAATATGCCGATTTCACATATTCTTTTCAAACAATGCAAGCTATGGATTTGGGATTTCGATGATACCCTAATAGATACTGCAACTTATTACTCTAGCAATATGACCCCATCCGCCATCCTAGAGAGAACTGATACCCAGTTAGATACCGAGGTACCCCAATGGCGTTATTTTCGCCGGCTAGTTGAATTTCTAGTAGGCAATGGTCGATATGTAGGTATTGCTAGTTTTGGCACATATGAAATAATTCAAGCCTATATGAAACGCATTATGGGCTTCAATCAACAATTTTTTACTAGGAAGAATATAGTTGCCCCGGAACTTAAACAACGAGATGTTTATCGATATAATCAACCACCTAATAAGAATGAATATATATACCAATTAATGCGGGTTTATAGAGTCCAAGATTTCAAGAGGGTTGTATTATTTGACGATAATGCTACAAATATTGCAGATGCCATAGGAATTGGCATTGTCGGTGTACAAGTCCCTAGCCGGAATGGAGGTGATAAACCTAGCGGAGGACAAAATGAAAATATGATGTTCGGACCATGGTTGATGTCTAAATTTGATACCGATTTGGCAAGTAAGTGTGGTGATGAAATCTACCGCAATAAGACTTATACTGGATTAGTAAGTAAGGAAAATTACATTGGAACTGCATATGATAATAAGGATATAGACTTTGGAACCGGTGTTCGTTCACGGGATGGATATTTTATGGAACCATACGGGCTAGGGGTGGATGATTCAAGTGTATATGCCGGAAAAACAACTGCATTTGGAACAGGAATTGGTGATAGGAAGATTAACGCACGACCACAATTTGCCTGGAATAGTTATCGTATGCCTAGAAAGATAACTCCACAATGGTGGAATGGGAATTATATGAATGTCCCTGGTGTAGTGGAATCTACCGGATATTGGGATGCTGATACTCTAGGAGGTGCTACCCCTAGCTATTGGGATAAAATGCAAAGTGTTTTGAAAGAACAACAGGAAGATGAAAAAAAGGCAAAACGCCAAATAATATATCCTAGCGAGGGGACAAATTTAAATATTGGTAATGAAAATATTCAGGGTGTTGTAGAAGGATTTTCATCAGGCGCGGGATGCGGTTGTGGTATTCCACCTTCTTGGGTATTGATATTATTGTTTATTGTAATTGTGTTAATTGTGATTGTGATGATGAAATTGTGAATAACTAGCCAAATAGTAATGCATTGCTAGCAGTGTTGCCTAATTGCTTCTAGTTACAGTGGTGTTTCTGTTTTTTATGCATCGGTAGAGGTAGTAATATTTGCATTTCTAAGATTTAGCGTGTTTGCGAAAAGCTTTTGTATATTGCTATTAATATTTTTATTTAGAATATGTGTTTTTGTTTTTTTCTTTTCAGCTCTTTCTTTCTTTATAGCATTAGCTTCTTTTGCAGTTTCAATTTCAGCGTCGATGTATTTGCTTAATAAATCTCTATAATGTTTGGTGTGATTGATAGCCTTTTGTTTCGCTTCCAAATTTTTCTTAGTAGCGTTATTTTGGGCAACAGCAAGTTTTTTCTCTAATCTACTTTCACTCTTTACAATACTATTATCTAAATGTTGTATTTTAGATTGTAATCTTGCAATATATTGATTTGGATCTTTACCTTCACCCGGATAAAATCCAAGTCCTCCTAAAAATTTGGTAAAAAAAGTAGGACCACGACCAACTTCTGCTTCTGCCTTTCTAAGCTCACGTAATAATATCTGTTTTTGTTCGGAATTATACAAAATTTGTTTCTTTGTTTTTTTACCTACCTTTTTTGTTCTATATGTTTTTGCGATCCCCGTTTTTGAAATATCACCTTTTTCAACCTGAGAATTTATGCTAGAAGAGCTTGTGACTACACCTTTTACAAAAGTACTTAATTTCTGGGCTTCTAATATGGTACTTCTCACACTTGAAGATACAACCTGCCTGTTACCATTACTAGGCGGTATTGTTGTTTCTATCAAAACGCGCTGAGCGGTTGCCATCTGTGTTGCTAGAGAGTTTTGTTTACTTAGTCTTTCTGCAATTTTGCCTTTACTTTTTGTACCTGTTTTTGTTTTTGTTTTTGTTTTTGTACCTGTATTTGTACCTGTTTTTGTACCTGTTTTTGTACCTGTTTTTGTACCTATTTGGTGTTGAGATTTTCTATTAAGGGTTCCGTTTGCTAATACCCGCATTGATGAACTTCTAGACCTACTTAACATGCGCTGTCCCAATCTCGCCATTTATTATACAAACCCCTTTTCTATCATATTCCTAGAAATAATACTAGCATACATTCTCCAGAAAATAACAAAAACACATATAATCTTAAAAAAATTGATTCCAATTAATCTATCACAATAATTATTCTTTTCAAAAGTCATAATGGCTGCTGCATACCCTTTCCACGTACCTGCCTATCGTACCCCTAGCCCTGCCTATCGTACCCCTAGCCCTGCCTATCGTACCCCTAGCCCTACATACCAATACCCAGCCCACGTGGAATCAATGTTCCAGGCTGCACCAATGGTATATCCTAATATGCCAGTTGCGGCACCAGGGTTGGTTTATCCGATGACTCTACCAGGATATCCAACCCCCGGAATGATTCAATATCCCTCATCTGCTGATAGACGCCCCTCCTCACCAGTTAAGCAATATCTACCTATGCAACCTAACATGCCCCCCACTATCAGAACTAGACCCAATACACCGGTTCATATACCAGTCCATACACCGGTTCATACACCGTTCCATACTCCAATTCCATCACGTATACCAACACCAGTACCTAGCATCATCCCAACGCAGGAATGGTTGCTAGATACTTTGAAACGATACATTTTCACGCATCGGGGTATCTTGTTTGGCGATTATCCAAAATATGAAATTCGAAAGAAGGATTGCACTGATAAGTTTCACAAGCGGATTGCAGAACTATATCCTAGTTATGAATATAATATTACTAAAGAATGGATTTCTGGTGCAATTGCTAATCCTGAATTTCTGCCAGAATATGCAGAACGGCTGGATACTTTTCCTAGCACATCAGAATTTCGTATTGCTATTAATGAATTGGATTTACAAAATCTTGCAAAAGATATAGATGGCACTATCAAGCCATATTTCGATATTCGAGTCGAATCTGATAGATTACTTGATACTAATGTTAGAAAAATCATCTTGGGCTTTTACAATTATTTAATTCCAGAAGGGCAACGCGTGATGTTCTATACAGATAAAACTTATTCAACTACTCCAGTTGGAATTCCAATTCCTCAGTCTGAGTTGAAATACCAACACGACTATTTAACCTATGATGGAAATGTATATTCAGTTCTAGATACTTATCCATATAATGGAAATGTATTTCAAAACGCTAGTGTTGATAGCTCTATAAACCTTTTCGAGATTGTAAATAATATTCGAAATGGGATTGCCATCTTTATGGCATACGTGGATATGGAAGAGTGTAGAGAACTGATTCTAGCCGCTAGCAACAAGGACAAATATGAAAACCAAGAAAAAAAAACAGGACAGCAAAGCCTAGTATTTGATAAATTTATTTCTCCACGCGTTAAACTGGATTTCTATATCAAAATATGGAAACCAACTAATAATGCTAGTGTAGATGCTGGTGTAGATGCTGGTGTAGATGCTGGTGTAGATGCTAGTGCTTGCCCTAGATGCAGATGCAAAGTAGTTATCGAATCCGGCGATTTGGTGTGTACCACAAAATGTTGCCGGCGGACGATGCACCCCAGCTGTCTGCTAGAACTATATTTGCCCGAAGATTCCAAACATTCCACTTTTAAATGTGATAAGTGTATTATCAATCGGGAGGATAAGTATGGCCGGAATACTGAAATGCTGATGGGATTATGTTTCAATGGTTTTTAGAATATCTGGATTTTGTCTGATGTATGCTAGAATTTCTTCCCTTTCTTTTATTTGTTTATCAAGTTGTTCTATCTCTTCGTGTGAAGGGTTTCTTCTAACTGCTTTCTGTATTTTTAATCGGCTAAGATCATTAATTGATCTTTCTAGATATTGTATTGAATTACCACCTGTTCCTTGTATTCTGGCAGCACGTGACTTTTTAGTTAGAAATTCCCGTGCAATAGAAGCTATATTTTTAGGCGTTGCTGCGGTAGTGTATTCTAATTCTGGAAGAAGGAACTTTCTAATTCTTATTTTAACACGTTCATATTTCTGAATTGTACGTTGTAAAATTTGCATTTCTCCTAAAATACTCGCCCTATCTGTTGGATTTATTGTCCGTGTTAATTGATTCCGTAAATTTTCCAAACTTTTATTTTTACGATCTATATTTGTTTTAACATTGGTTTGTAATTGTTCTAACTTACGTTTATTTCTTTTTGATTTCTTGTATGTTTGTTTAGCATTTTTAGCTTTTTCTAAGGATTTTTCAATTTCTGGTGTTGCAGTAAAGTTTGCCTTATTATAAGGTGATGTTAAACCTGCATAAACTTTTGCTGTTTTTACAGTATTTTTAAGAAATCCATATTTAGCTTGTGATGCTTCAAATCTAGCTCGTCTTCTTGCAACACGCTGTTTCAATGCTTCTAATCCTTCGGTCTCTAATTTTCTACTCTTTTCTTTTTCCAATTGTGCCCTTTTTGATGCAATTTTATTATATTCTTCCTCCGCTGAAAATTTTTCTTTTAATGCTTTAGGAATTGCAGCAGTTAATAGTTTTCTTTGTTCTAATGATAATTTAATAAATTTTCCTGGTGAAACACTTGATAAAAAATTATCTCCTAAAATTGGTTTTAAAGAATTTGTGTATTTTGCAACTTCATTATAATTAGCAGTGCCCTGTTCAATTTTTGTAAGAATATCATATTTGTTTGCAGCATTTGTTTTTGCTATTAATTTTGCAGGCATATCTTTTGAGATGTTCTGTATTTTGTCTGTTATTTTTTTAGTTAATTTTTCATTATCCATTTTAGTTTTGTTTTCCATTACTTTAGCAACACTGTCACGAAATTTTTTTATTTTGTTTTCTGTGCTGTTTGTCTGCCCATGAGTTATTTCCCCTAAAACATTTTTATATCTCGTTTTTGTTAGTTTGTTTCCAATATAATCTTCTGTTTTTTGCTGTCTAGCTATTAATTTACTTTTTAATTCTGCCATTTGGCCAGCATATTTTTCTTCTTTTGCCCTTGTATTTTTGCCCTTTGTTTTTAAAGACCCTAATTTTATAGAATGTTGTTTTTGTAAAGCTTCTATTTTTTCTTGAAGGTCTTGTGTTTTAGTTTTATATTTATCTAATTTTTGTGTAAGAAGAGATGCGTTAAAACCTACTTTTGATTTAAGTTGCCATTGTGCCGTACCTAATTTAATTAATTGCCCCGCGCGTTTTGGTGCAAAAATTAAACGTTTCGGTGCTTTAAATATATCTTTACCTATACCTACTGCTGCACCTACTGGTGCACCTATACCTATTCTTGCACCAGTTTTTGTCTTGGTAAATGCGCTTTTAGTTTTCTCTTGAAATCTATCCCATTTTAAACCACCACCAATTGATTTTTTTTTTGTATATTTAATTATCATTATTTAACTATTAACAAATTGAATTATCTACTGATTGTATATATTTTAATTAGAATATTTATTTTCTCCATAAAAAATAATAAGAATAGGATAAATGCAAATAACAAAATACATCTATAATAATCTAGAATATATTATCTTCTTCATCTTAACCGCTATTCTAGCAGTACTAATTCTTAATCGAAGTTGGGAAGGTTTCTTCATTGAAACCCTCGGGATAAATCAGCTTGATGCAATTATTTACATCAATCTAGAAAATCGTGGTGATCGGAAAGATTTACTTTTGAACGAATTAGCCGCGCTAGATACTAATATGTCAAAAGTCCATAAAGTATCCGGCATATATATGCCAAAAAATGGTCATAAAGGATGCATTCAATCCCATATCTTAGCTTTAAATATGATTAACTTGAATCAACCGCAGTGGTCGCGTGTTCTTATTCTAGAAGATGATGCCGAAATTACTGAGGAACCCGAACAATTCAATACAATTCTTACACAGGCAATGGAGAAGCTAGATACCATAGACCCGGATTGGAATGTTTTAATGCTGGCAACTGCGTGGAAAGTGGTTCATCCCGCTGATACTCCCGAACGGCAATCACTAGAAATATACAACCCACAAGGCGAACGCATGCCACTAGCCTTGCAAAGATTGAAATCGGCCACCACTGCATCGGCTTATATAGTCAAAGCATCGTATGTAAATGAAATATTGAAATTATTCGATAAATGTAATGATAATCTCAAACCAGATAGGTTAAATGCGGATAATTATGAACCATGGGCACTGGATCAACAATGGCGGAGTTTGCAAGAGCGAGACCGATGGTATTGCTTAGATAAAGACCCAGTAAGGCAGAGAGCAATTTGGTCAACTACAATGAGCCAATCACATAAGTAATTGCAACATATTATTACTAAAAAAAAATATATAATTCTGTGGATTTAGTATCTCATTTCAATCGAAAGGAAAATCTCTTCATCACGGAATCGGAATCTCTGCTAGAATAGCAGTGAGTAGGTATGAGTGGGTGTCTTCATTTTGCACGTGATGAGGTGGATGGCACAGGAGCCATGAGGAAAGTGCAAATGACGAGTGACAGTTCTTCAATAGACGTTGGCGCTAGTCCGAACATTGCACGTGCCACTGCCTGGATGTCCGGCTTTTGTAAGTTTGCAATCATTGTTGTCCGGACAGAAGGATCCGCATCTTCTGCTAGAATCTCGTCCAAAATCGCAAGCTCATCCGATTTGCAAGCCATCACAATGATTCAAATTGCACACAATATGCGATACGTGATACGCAAAATGCAAAAAATATTATTTAAACAAGTAAAATATATGCATCAATTTTTGTTAATATTTATGTTTTTGCCGGTAAAGCATAAGTAATTCATTTACTGGAAAATACAAAAAAACATTTTTATGTGGTTATTGATTAACCACAATGGGCATATCCCTAATTAAATCTATGGGAAAAATAATATTCAATTTTATTTTTAAAATATATAAATGAAGAAAAATTAATAAGGTAATTAAAACAATATACAGAAAATTAAATCTACTACTTTAGCTAAGTGAAAATACATCATGAGGCCTAAAAAACCACCTGATTTTTAAGTAGTATGAGGTTATTTTGGAAATTCACAATTATTTAGAATTCTAAATAGCATTTATTATCTTAAACAGTACCACTATCCCATATCGCCTTTTATATAGCTTTATGAGATGCACTAGAACAAAAAATCTTTGATTTGAAACTCTACTGCTTACCAAACAGTGATTATTCATTAGGAGGTTATATAAATGTGGTTAATTTATAAGATATATATTTGATAGTGTTTTCCAAAGTATTTATGATTACTAAACCTAACATTTCAAATGGAAACCAAACTGGCCAGTAGTAATCAACTCATACGTATACACTTTATTTTTCAATGAGAGATACTAACCGTAGATTGTTTTTTATCTTCTACTGTCAAGCCAGGCCGACGGCCTGGCGTAATGGTCGGGCGCACTTTGTGCGCCCTTGTGAAATAGTATCCTGTATCCTTTGGATATCTTTTAGGTATGTCTTTTAAATAACGCCCGTTAATTTAAGGATGTGCCTAATATACAATTAAATATTTATATAAGTCATTTTTTGTTATTTTTTTTTTGTTTTTACTAAAAAAATATATTCATTTGATAACTACAAGGATAAGATAATAAAAAAATATGTAATGCAGTTTAGAATAAGTTAATACTAGATTTTAATGAGAGCGCGTACGCATTCTAATTTCCAGTCGAACGTAGTGTGAGACACAATTAAGAAGGATGTGTGCGCATTCTAATTTCCGGTACGCCGGATTTCTTGCCTAGATAAATCTTGGTTAGTTTTGGATATTTCTTATGTAGGTAATAAACTGATTTTAATGCTTCTTCTTTACGGTTCTTACCTTCATCTTGCATTCCACCTTTATTCTTATAATAACGGGTTTCAATACCTACATTGTTGAATCGTAAAACGGCGCCATCAATTGTATAATGTTGTAGAGTACGTTCGGCGTTTTCTTTTTCATCTATGGTAATTCGCAGGTCTGGCCGTTGGCGATTAATGATTCCCCAAAATGGACCAACAATAAATCGTAAATCAGTTGTCATCTTGGGGGTCATAAATCGAGCATTGGCCAAAGGATAAACACCCCATAGAAATATACCTTTCTTATGACAAATTTCAAACGCCCTAGTAATAAATTCATCTAAATTAATAATTGGTCTCGTCCGTCGGGTAGATTTGCTAGATTTTCTTACTGCCAGCTTAGACGCCTGCCTAGAAGCCCGGCTAGCACTATGGGGTTCGATAATCAATTCCATAATTTTATCTAAATCATCATCCATTTGGACTATATGCGCGCCATCTGGATAATAATCCATTATAAAATTGCGTTGGTTTCGTAGTCCAATTACACCTATTACTAATTTTCCATATAACCAACTTGGGACTTTGGCTTTGTATAAATCGTGTTGTTTTTGATTAGCAACGAATACATTTATCTTAGTTGCAGGAATGCCGTGTCGATGTAATAGTGCTAGTGTTTTTACTTGTATTAAATCTGGACGATTATAACTAGGTATTGCTATTATATAGGATTCCAATACATCCTTTTTATCTTTAGCATTCAAGGTCTTAGTATTTCGATTAAGTGCTGGGAATGATATGATTGGTTGTTCAGTATTAGATAAATCTACTTCCATTTCGGGTATTTCTAGCTCACCCATTTTAATAATAGGTTTTAGATATTTTTGTTTGTCTAGAATGGTGGGTTCTTGGGGTATGGATTCTCTAGATACTGTATCTAACCCTAGAAATTGGATTAGTGCTTGTGCTTTGATAATATCTTCTTTGGAAGATTTGTGTGTAATTCTGCGTTTAGGTTCTAATTCCCTTTCTTGTAATCGTGCTTCTAGGAGGTGCTGGCGATATTCTTTAGGACCAATTATTCTTTCTCGCTTAGCTTGTTTTTTGTATTTAATATCTTGTACTTTCCTGGCTAGGGAATAAACTCTAGACTTGCGGCTAGATGATTCTCTATATTTTAAAGTCATTACTAGATTTTCTAATATATTAATCGATATATTTGTAATTCGTTATGCTTAGAATAGTATGCTAGAATAAATGTAATTGGGAAAAAATAGAAAAATAATTAGTTATAGATTACACAGGCAACCTCAGCCTGATGAAGGGTGATCTATAGTTCACCCTGGATTTCCGAAAATGCGATAGCATTTGAGGCCTAATCCAAGAGATAGACCCCTAGAGTTCACCCTGAATTTCCGAAAATGCGATAGCATTTGAGGCCTAATCCAAGAGATAGACCCCTAGAGTTCTCCTTGGATTTCAGAGGATTTGTAAGAATCCGAAGTCTGATGAAGGGTAATTTATAGTTCACCCTGAATTTCCGAAAATGCGATAGCATTTGAGGCCTAATCCAAGAGATAGACCCTAGAGTTCTCCTTGGATTTCAGAGGATTTGTAAGAATCCGAAGTCTGATGAAGGGTAATTTATAGTTCACCCTGAATTTCCGAAAATGCGATAGCATTTGAGGCCTAATCCAAGAGGGAGACCCTAGAGTTCTCCTTGGATTTCGAGTGGCCGCCGGTTAATGTCGGGCTCAATAGTTGTTTGCATCCAGGGTGAAACCTTGACTTGAGGGTTAAGTGGCTCACTACGGAGTTGACGGTTAGCATTACGGAGAGTTTGACCAACGGTGTTAATACCAATATGGAATCCAGAAGTTAGGAAGTTTTGGTCAGCTAGGGAACCTTGACCGGAAGGATTAACTTGAGCCCAGAGGGAGTTAGCATCACGGGGTAGAAGGTCTGCGCTAGATAGAACATCCTTGGGATAGCATTCGGAGGGGAGTTGATTCATTGTCATAGGGCTAGGTTGCATTAGACCTTGAGGCTGTTCAACCATACCAATGCTTTCACTAGCATCAATATTATATGCTTGAGTTGGCATGGCACCTGGTTGCATTCCAGAAGATACACTAACCTGGTCAGAAGGTGCTTGGCTTTCAAATGTTTCAATACCAGCCTTGATTGGAGGCACCATACCGGACGCCATCATACGACCAGAATTGGTAGTTGTAGGGTTAGCATTCTTAGAAAAAACGATGTAGCCAAGAGCCAGAACACCTAGAAGACCTAGAACTATAAGCACGGTTTTAGTAGTATTTTGCATTTTGATAAAATAAGTTTCTAGACAACGTAATAATCTATATTACACTTAGATAAAAGTTATATTTTTTATTATGATATTTTTTCTTATTTTCTTATTTTCTTAAAATCACCTAACCGAATAAACCTAGTAAATTATAAAATAATAAAATAATAAAATAATATGAAAATAAAAAAAGATAATACTTCTAGAATAATTTATATTTATCCTGGGCTTTTAGGATTTTGAGGATTTTGAGGATTTCGAGGATTTCGAGGATTTCGAGGATTTCTTACTCATTGTCATTCTAGATTGATTTCTAGGAATCATATATTCTGCAATCTGACCATTATGTAATTCTGAAACCTGGATATATGGTTTAGTTGAATCATTAATAACTTGTTTACCTGCTGAGTGAACA